AGGACTACGACCTGATGAAACGACTTGTGGTTCAACTTCATGATATTCTTTTCTAGGTATGCTTGGTAATCGCGAACGGATGCTTCTTGGTTTAGCATATTACCGTTTTGATAGATCTCAAACTTATTAGGTTTAATACCACGGAATACACGAAACTCTTGATTGCCAATAGAAAAGCCAACTTCAACTTCGGTATTCTTATTGTTAACCGAGTTGACTAGCTGGTTCTTTTTGATATCGCGATGCGGTTTACCAAATAGACCAAACGACAATGCGTCTAGGATAGTCGATTTACCAGCACCATTATGCCCGATAATCAGAGTAGACGGCGAACGGTCTAGCTGAATCTCGGTGTAGTTATTCCCAGTAGATAGGAAATTCTTATACTTAACATATTTAAAGTTAATCATCAAACAATCTCATAATTTTGAGCTTCAACATATAGCTCTCGGATTACAGTCTTAATACGGTCTTTGTCAAGGTCAGTATCAACTGCTTCAACATAAGTATCTAGCAACTCGGTAGTTTCTTCGAGCGATACTTTATCATCGTCAATACTTTCACCAGAGAACTCCTCAAACGTTTCGGCAATCTTCATCTCGTGAGTTTCGACGTCTTGTAACTTATCTATAAAGCGATCGAATGTAAACGGATCCTTCTTGTTAGTCACCAATACTTTTATAAACTTGTTAGAGTACTGGTCAACGTCGGGGTTAGTGTAGTCCGTTGTTTCGTCGTCGTAATAGATCTTCTCAAACATAGTTATAGGGTTTCTTACTGGGGTAATCTCGCGAGTATCAGTATCGATAACGTGGAAGAACTTATTGTCATCACAGTCAGCCCAAGTAAACTCCATTTGCGAACCAAGATACATAATGTTCCCTTGAGTCGATTTAGTATGGAAGTGACCAGAGAATACAGTTTCAAAACGTTTAAAGGTAGAAGGTTGCATTCCGTGGGGGTTTGGGATACCCTTATGCATTTCAAAACCTTCTATCTCAAAGTGTCCACCAAGCATAGATGCGTCACAGGTATTGATAAAGTTAATCGACTCGGCATAGTTCTCAGAGTTAATCCAAGGTACAACACCAACCTTTAGCCCATCATAATCTAATACCTTCGGCTCCATTATGATGTTAACATTAGAGGTATAGTAACCCAACAACTCTTTCAATGAGCATAGCTCGTTTGTGTTCTTAAAGAATACGTCGTGGTTCCCAGGAATAATATCCATAACCATACCATTATCTTTAAGGTGCTGAAGGAAGTGTTTCCGGTTAGCGTTCAAAGCTTTGAAGTTTACGAACTTACGGTGCTCATAGTAATCACCTAGATGAAGTACAGTTTTGATACCGTTCTCAATACAATACGGGAAGAAAACTTCTTCGTAGAATTTACGTTGATATTCAATGAATACATCAGAGCTATTACGAGCGCCACAATGCGTGTCGTTTAAGATAGCAACTTTCATTATTCGTCATCTCCCATAAAGTTCTCTAGGGATTTCTTTTCCTTTTCCTTTTTCTCAAAGTCCTTTATGATCTTATCAGAATCCTTAACTCGAGTAATACGCTCGCGAAGTTCATCAACAAAGTTCTGTTCGATAAAACCTTCACCCACGCCATCAGAAGTCATGAACTCTTCGAATCCAGCTTCGTCAATATACTTCATCTTCACGTCAAACTGCTTCTTTTCTTTCTGTATACGACGAAGAAACGCATAGAAGCAAATCTGAGTAAAGTAAGAGAAAGCGTTAGGAGTACCTGTACGAGTCTTAGTAGTTATGTCATAGTTCTTAACTGCCTTTAAGCAATTCTCAACTGCGTCCATTACCATTTCTTCTCGGTACGTGTATCTAATGAAGTTAGGTCGGTGGGATAGTCCTTCGGCAATACGTAGGAAGCACCGAGCAATATACTCTGGTACAATAGGAGTGTCTTTACCTTCTGCATGCGCAGAATTAACAGAGTTAACGTACTCTACAACAGACTGAGAGAACTTCTTGTTATCGACATAGTGGGGTTTATTTTGCGACATTATCGCTCCTCCGGTGGGTTAGTAATCAATTAATCAATAAGGTATTATACTATAAAAGAGAGGATAAGTAAAGGATTATTTTATTTTAATTTATTTCCGAAAAGGCTTTACTTTTGAGAGAAAGTATAGTATAATCAAGATGCCGCCGGAGGAGTAGGGATATGACCTTTTTAGTGTATGATAGTAGGATCAGGTTCATAATCATATTCATATTCATCACCAAAGTTGTCATTGACTTCAGGCGAAGCCTGAGAGTCCGCCGTTACTGTCTTTATATAGTATTCCTTTACGGTGTCCGTGCACTCAGCAAAGGTTATTACCGAAGAATGACTTAGGAATAGAGGTTGCTTGAAGTCGCACATATTCATCCAGTTTGTAAACCAATACCCAGTCTTTTCCCTATCATAAGATACAGTAACAGGACGTTCTAGTACGAACCCTTCTTCTTCCACGCCTTGTACATACGCCACGATATCTTCGCCGGACGATAACTTGAATTGCTTTACTGTAATCTCTTCATAGCTCATAGGTCAATCTCATATATTTTATAGTCGAATTTCTCTTTAGAGTATATCTTAATGCGTTCTGCCGCATGAGTCAGTGTGTAGTTCTTCTTTGCTTTCCAGTGTAAGTCATCGGCAATATCATAAAGGTTAGTCCCTTTGCCGTCATCGCTTTTACGTAAACCACGACCAATAGATTGTAGTATCTTTATCTGCGACTTAGAAGGCGAAGCAAATATAACGTTATTAAGGTTGCGAATATTGACACCAGTCGAGAACGTTCCCAACGAAGCAACTATAATAGCGTCCTTTTCTTTCTCGGTCAACTGTCGAATACGTTCCCTGTCGTCAACGTCAGTTTCCCCAGCTACAAAGAATATCTTACGACTTCCATGAGCTTTTTCTTTAATCATATTATATAGTGGCTTCCCGTGCTTCTCTACGTAGTTGAATAACACGAGCGTATTACCGTCTTGATCTAAGGCAAGATTACGGATAAATGTATTACGCTTTTCGTGCCTTACAATAAAGTCCACTTCCTCAGGATACTTAGCTCCTTTCATCGAGAGGCAAGTATTATCGTCATACTTCAACAGTAGAATCTGTATCTTTAAGTCAGCCAAAGCGCCAGAATCCATTAGGTCTTTAGTTGATGTTACTTTAAAGGTTGAACCAAAATGCCCTTCTAATACTAGCTTATGAGTTTGAGTTCCGTCCAAAGTACCAGTTGCGCCGATACGGTATTCCGCCTCTTTTAACTTAGACATAATAGAACCAAGAGATTTAGCTTTGAAGTTATGAGCTTCATCGCCGATAACCATACCAAAGTTCTCAAACCACTCAACACCAAGTTTGTAGATAGATTGCCAAGTAGTTATAACGATACGTTGACCGTCTGGCACTTTAGGTCGTCCGGAATATATCTTATGTATTTCTTTCTCTGCGTCAAAGTTATCGTCCCAGCGAGAATAGTCCGCAAAGTCCGATGACATCTGTTCTACAAGAGAAGTAGTAGGTACAACAATCAAAACGTCCTTGTCGCGAGTCTCTAAGAAATACCGCATAGTACAGTAAATGATAAGAGACTTACCCGAAGCAGTTGGGGATAGTAGTAACGCACGTCTATTCTCTAGCGCATGACTAATCGCAGTCATTTGGTAGTCGCGAGGTTCTATTTTCTTATCGCCAGCAGTAAGGTTAAGTGACGATATAAACTTGATAAAAGTTTCGTAATCGATAGGTTCTGACGAATCAGGTCGACCATAATATGGATTATGCTCTACTTCAAGTTTATAGTCACGAACGCCACAGAACTCAGTAAGGTAAGGGAATAGTCCTATAGGAAGTTCTTTAGTCCTAGGGTCATAAAGTCGAATCTTGCCGTCCCAAACCTTGTTCTTGTACGCAGGCATGAACTTGTATCCTGGAACGAAGAAGCAGAAAAAATCAGATAATTCTACTTCAATCGCAGGGTCTGTAGCAACAGTAAGGTAAGCATGATTCTTCTTTTTAACGCTTAGGACTTCGGACATTTTATATTCTCTTTTTACAATTATCAAAGTGCCATCTTGTCATAATCACACACCGTTAGTAAACTTGGTCCATTCAATTATATTCCGGATTGTTTGGTGACGCCATTTAAGGGTATCCATAATCTCAGATAGAGTAGTTATGATTTCTTCAATTAAGTCAATTTTTGCTGATAGTTCGTGAAGGTCTTTATCTTCTTTGAAGTAATGATCCACTTCGCCTTTCAAGATTTTTACACCGTCAGTTGGGTCAACGTTCCAGCCGAGACGATTAATTTCGTCTACTGACATCCGACCCATATAGTATCTATACTTCTTAGACTGAAGCATTTCGAGTTGGGATTCAAAGTATCGCTTTTCTAATCGCGACTTAGTCACCATCTCGAGATACTTAGCGTGTAGCTTTGCTGTGTTGCGGGAAGATTCGTCAAGCTTTAGTTGATCGATTTCTGCTTCGTTTTTCCACTCTTCAAGTATCTTTTCAATATTGTACATAATATCTCCATTATATTAGTCTAAGGTCATATTACTGAATCGGAATGTAACCTCTGATGTTAAGTATGTAGTAGCAGTAGCCGAGGAGTCAAAATCCAACGATCCGACCGAAGTAGGGAATGCGTTATGGAAAGTGAACGTCTTCGTCTTATTGTTATGGGAGTTAGTCACGACAACTGATATGTCAGACATTACTGCAGATATGTCGTTAGAGTTTAACGTACAGTCTTTAATCCAATCGAACACTTCTGTATAAGCCTTCATATCTTCATCAACTAGTATAGAAACTGTTAAACTATCGAAAGTCAACTTATCTGCCAGCATAGGCAACGACGTTTGACGGTAGCCAACGTTAGCTTCGTTGACAGTAATAGTTGGTATAGAAACCCCTTTACAGAAGAACTGTACGTTAGGAATCTTTTCGATCAACAGCTTAAATGAAGTTGACTCAAGGTAGTTAATGTTTTCTGGTGTCATAGCTTTACCCAATCTTATATTATAACTCTATTTAGTCGGAAAGTAAAGTCCAAAAAAAAAGGGGAACCCGAAGGCTCCCCAATAGCATAGCTTTTATTCTTATTAGAATTAAGCAGCAGCCAATACGTTCTTAACACCAAAGATGCGGAAGTATTGGTTAGCACGGTTAGTACCTAGCTCGCTAGAACCAGCACCAGTTGCGAATGGGTTAGCAACCATACCGTAACGAGTCTTGAAGCCGATTTTCGGTTGGAAAGTCTGCTCGCCAACTGCTTTAACCATAGTTAATGGAACGTATGGGCAGTAGAACATACCAGCGTCATAAGGGTTAGAACCACGGTAGCCAACAGTTACATAGTTAACAGTTGCATACGGGTCAATATAAACTTTCATACGACCGTTAAGAACACCAGCAAAAGTATTACCAGTATCGTCAACTTGTAAGTTAGTAGAAAGAGCTGGAGTGTAGTCTAATAGACCAGCAGCTGCAAGAGCAGAAGCAACGTCAGAAGAACAGATGATGAAGTTACCTTTACCACGACGAGTGTCTTTAGCGATAGCATTCGCTTCAAGTTCAATCTTCATGATTAATGCTTTATACTTCTCAACAGACCAACGACCATCAGTATCAGCGTCTAAGTCGAATTGACCAGCGATAGCACCAGTACCATTAGGAGCAGAAGCTAATTTAGCTTTGATGTTAACAGTACGAACTACTTCGCGGTTGATTTCAGCAAGGATCTCAGCAGACAAGATGTTAGCAAGTTCAGTTTCAGCGTCTAAGCCGTGAACGTTCTTAAGATCTTGAGCAAGTTCCATTGTGTACTCTGCTTTCAATGCGCGAGTCTTAGCTGTTACGCTTGTACGCTCGATTGAGAAAGCCATTTCGTTGAAGCCAGCAGCGCCAACACCTAACTGTTCGCCAGTTGCAGTAGCCATACCAGTACCGATACCGAAAGCAGCGTCTAAATCGATGTTACCATCGCCAGCACCAGTGTTTTCGTCGTCATCAGCGAACGCTGGATCTAAGCTTGAGCTGTTACCGCCATGAGCAGAAGAACCGTTTGAAGCAACGCCAGAGAAACCAGAATCAGCTTCGCCGAATAACGCTTCGTCACCGTCTTGTGCAGAGTAGTGTGATTTCATCGCAAAGATCAAACCAGTAGGTTGAGTCATTGGCTGAACACCAGCAATATCGTATGCCATTAAGTTAGGCATTGCACGACGTACTAAGCTGATTAATACTGGGTCGAAACCAGCAGCACCGCCAGCAACGTTAGTAGTTTCTGTCATGAAAGACTGTTGAGCTTTTTCTTCTTGAAGAGCTTTCTCAGTGTTTTCTAACAATTGAGCAGTTACAGCTTTCTTGTGCGCATCTTTAATTTGAGGTGCACCTTCAGCTTCTAGGACTGGAGTCCATTTTTCGTTTAGTTGTTCATTGAACATTTTAAATCTCCTAAGGGATGTATTTTTCTATTTAGATTTTAGGGCTTTTAGATACGCAGCCATTACAGGTGATACTGTCTTCTCTTGCGTACCTTCTTGAAGTTCTTCTTGGACTTCAGCGTTTTTAACTTTAAAGTAAGATTCTTTAACAGTATCCACTTTCGCTTGGAAAGATTCAACGTCATCGAAATCTAGGTTCTCAGTTAAAGAACGAAGCTTTTCAACTTCTGTTTCTGCCATACCAACTGTAGCTTCACGGATAATTTCCGCTCGGGCAAAGCCAGCAACTTTCTCGGTCAATTCGATATTTGATTCGACAGCTTTATTTAGGCTCTCTTCGAGTTCCTCAACATTTTCAGCCAACGCATCAACCAAATCAACTTTAGCTTCAGGCACGTCGATGTAGTTCTCAACGAAAACTGTTTGTAGAGACTGAATGAAGTTTTCAGCGATTTCGGTACGTAGACCGTTAGTAACCGCAACTTCGTTCTGTTCCATCCAGCTTTCAACTACATAGTTTAAGTAACCATCAACCTTTTCTACAAGATCACTTTGAACAGATTGTACTTGCTCGGCAAGTTTCTCTTCGTAGCTTTCTTCTAGTTTTTCTACTTCCGCAGAAAGTTTCGATTTAACAGCAGTTTCAAAGATAACAGCAGCTTTGTCTTTAAATCCTTCAGTTAAGTCGGCTTCTTCAGATACTAGTGCATCTAAGTCTTCGTCGAAATTAACTTCAAGTTCTACAGATTCTTCTACCGCTTCTTCAGCCATAAGTTTAGTGTAGGCTGTCGTCAAGTCGTCTTTACTCATTTCAGACAAAGAATCGTACATAGCAGAGATAATACCAGCTTTAGTGCTAGGCATTTCTACGCTTTCTTTTTTGTACTTTTTCTTTTCTTCTACTTCTTCTTCATCGTCTTCGTCATCTTCGACCTCGCCTTCTTCGTCGTCTACTTCGACTTCAGCTTCATCAGACTCTTCGTCTTTGGCTTCTTTCTTAGCAGCTTCGGCAAGTTCCTCGTCAACTTCAACGTCTTCCGCAACCATTTCTAGTTGCTCTTCATTTGTGTCTTCAATGAGATCAAGCTCTTGATCATTAATTGTATCAGACATGTTCACTCCTTACAAAGTGTTAAAGTTTCGAGAGGAAATCTTCGAACACACGAATCTGGGCTTCTGCCAGTTCCGCTTTAGATGCTCGTTTGATCTCAGTCTCATACTTTTCAATTTCTTGTGCTTTGAGAATACCATTATCCCAAACCCAATCAACACCTTCCATTATGCCATTGACAAATGCTTCCGGTGCGCTGGGGTCTTGTACGATGTCGACTGTAGAAAGCATAAAATCTTCCTTAACATACATCGCACCTTCGCGACGCTCAAGACTACCCATACCACGACTTGAGACGCCTAACTGACATCCGCCTTCGACAAGACCTTTTACAATCTTACCCATAGGAGTATCTAGTATCAACGCCTTTCCGATCACATTACTACCTTCAATACGAAGTTCAGTAATACGATGCGAAACTTTATCTAGGTTCACAGTTGGACCATCGGGATGGTTTAATTCGCCAACTGCGCGACCTTTCATAACTTGTTCTTTATTATACTTTTCTACAGCAGGACCGAGTACGCTCATAGGGTATACTCGACCATTACGGTTCTTCTTATCGCCCTGCATAAAGATGCCTTCGATATAGACTTCTTTGCCTTTACCAGTAGCTTCTGTAATGTAGTTTAATTCTTCTACGTGTTCTGTAATTAGCTTCATCTTATTTACCCATTAGTTCGGCGAATTCGTTAGCAGATTTCTCGGCTTCTTTTTCCGATTTAAACTCATCCAACTTAGTGCCGTCGATGTAAACGATGAACTTAGAGCCTTTCTTAGTAAGTAATGCGTCTAGCTTAGACTTACCAATCTTAAACTCTTTTACTTTTTTCTCTCCAGAAGGAATCTTATTCTTCGCTTCCGAGAGGTTCAACATCATTTGTTTGAACGTCAACATCTACTTGGTCACCTATATTTGTGTTATTATACATAGACGACGCAACTTCGATTCTTTTAGCGTTTAACGCATCAGTGACTTTACTAGCCATAACTGCGTTGAATACACTTTGTGTTGCTTCGTCATCTCCAGCTTGTAAGCTGTTAATTAAATCAATTGTATTACTCATAACTATTCACCTTTGCTTATATTTATACGATTAGATTTTTTAGAAATCTTCTTCGTCGTCGTACTTACCCTTCTCGTCTTCAATCTGCTTATCGATTTCTTCTACTTCTTCATCGGTTTGCATTAAGATATTACGACGGACATACTGTACCGAGTAGTACTTACCTACATATTCGTCAAGTTCGCGAAGGGTATTAATACGCTCGCGAAGGATTTCTGCTTCTTTAAGTTCGGCAAAATAAGACTCTTGTTTAAAGTCGATAGAGATATCCGAACGCATCCAGTTCCAATCTTCTCGAGTAGCAATACCTTTAAGTACAAGCTGAATCTTAAGAGCTTGGTAAAACATATCTGAAAACTTGTTACGAAGTTTTGCTACGAATCTAGCAAACTTAACTTCGTCTCGAGTGATCTCAGAAGTACGACCAAGACTAAATTGAGCTTCTTGTTCTAATCGACTAGAAGGAACGTTTAATGCTTTATATAGCTTCTTCTGGAAGTAAACTATATCGTCAATCTGTCCAAGGTTTTCGCCACCTGGAAGTGTAGAAATCTCAGTACCTCGACCGCCTTCTCGACGTGGCAACCAGAAGTCCTCTAGCATTGACATATTTTTACGATCGTCTCCGACTTCACCAGTCTGAGCGTCATACACCATTTTGTTACGGTAGTTGCTCATGATAGAACGTAGGTATTCTTCTGCTTTACCTTTCGGCAAGTTACCAACATCAATATAGAATACTCGACGTTCTGGCGCACGAGACATACGGTATATAACCAACGCATCTTCCATCATTCGAAGTTGATTAGCTGGCTTCATAGCTTTATCTAAGTACGATATAACTCGGTCTTTACCTGGAGATAGAAGTCCAGAAGGTAAGTACAAAATAGAATCTTTAGAAATCTTAAGACCTTGACCTGA